GGTCTACAGCAAAGCCACGCTGGTAGATACGTGACAGGCACACAGCTACCTGATTGGTCAGGTCTACTGTACCACGTAAGCCACTGTCTGCTGGTGTATTCAAACGATACATCAGCTTGTCAGCAAGTTGCTGCGTAGCATGAAGGTCAGCAGACAGGTACTCACACAACTCATTGTATGGTATATCACGAGTGCTGTAGCCTTGCTTGAAGTATTCCTTCAGTGTGTCCTGCTTCTTAGTGTCCAACTCGTAGCGTTCTGCACAAGCCTCAAGTGACAACGGCTCCTTGATACCACGCTGCAATACATACTCTGCAAGCATCGTATCAAACACAGGCCCATCATACTTGAATCCAGACTCCCACAACCACATCAAATCATATGCGGCATTGTGACAGATAAGGATAGTAGCTTCGTCTAAGAACCATTGCACCTGCTCATAGAAATGTTGTTGATTAGGTACGTCACAATGGTCAAATGG